CTGATGTTGTTTAGTCTGGTAATTAGTAATAAGCTCAGCCATGGTAACAGTACTGTTCTCACCGTCAATTTTAACGGGAACAGAAAAGTCCATATCGATCTCACTATCATCCAATTCGTCAGTATCTTCTTCTTGGGTAGCGTCCTCAGACTCATCCTCATCTTCTACTTCTTCCTCTTCTTCACCTTCTTCTACTTCACCAACTTCTTCAGCGTCCTCTTCGACAATGGGATCATCGTCTACGAGTTCTTCTGTGTCTTCTTCACCATCTTGGGTAGCTGTCTCAGGCTCTAAGCCTAAAACATCATCCGCCAAAGCGTCAAAGTCAAAGTCTGAAACTTGCGACTCATCCGTTTGGGTAGCTTCGCTTTTTTGTTCTGACATATAGTCTCCTATTATAGGAGGGTCTATTTAAACCCTCTCAATCAATCATCAAATAGTTCTTAAATAGAACCTCTTATTTCTTACCTTTACATTTATCACCGTGCCATCTACCATAAGTTAACTTTGTTAACCCAGTTTGACCGCAATGCTCACATGTAAGTGAACCCTCTTGCGTAACCTCTTTCTTCGCTGGGCTAACCTTAGTTTGCAAATTCATACCTAATAGTATCTCCCTAGCCTTAACTAGCTCACAAAAACCAGCAGCATTAACAGCTAAGTTCCTACCAGTAGATAATACATTAATTTGTGCATCAATATTATTATCTAAGTTTTTTATTGCTTTTTCAATCATCATTCATCATCCTTCATTTCTCGAGATTTATTATTTTTAGCAGTAATAGCATTCTCGATATTCTGTATTACTGCCCCCTGACTAATCGCTAACTTATAAAGAAATTCTCTACGCTCTGTTTCAAAGTGTTTGGTAAGTAACCAATCTCTAAACAAGTTATTGAGAATATCCTCAGTCACCATAGTCATAGTATCTTTCAGCTCTTCACATTGATAACCTTTACTTAAGGTTCTCTGGGCATCATCATATACAGATACTTTCTTTGGTTTACCATCACTCCCTATCTTATGACTAGGGTGTCTGTTGTATTTTTGTGTCATCTATCGTCTCTCATCTTATTGTTGTTCACCCATCAACATTGATGGATCAATTCCAGCTTGCTGTGCCATCTGCATAGCTTGTTCTGGGTTCTCCATAGCAGCTTGAGCTAATTGCTCTCCTTGCTGTTGGATCTCCGCTTCTTCTTGCTCTTGTTGCTCTGTATCTTGGTATAAGCTCTGGAAATCTACAGGCACTTGTTGAGGAATCTTAGCTCCTTCAGTATCCATAGCCTTAACAGCAATCTCAGCCCACTTACGATTAGACTCATCTTCAGCTTGTAACAGCTGTCTCTTATTATCAATCTTTTTATTGTCAATTTCTGCTTTAATAAGACCAATATTAGCCTTAGAAGTTTCGATAATCGATTGTTGATTTTGCATTTCAAGGTCTTTAGCTTGTTCTACTTTTTGATTATCTTGCTCTTGTTTCTGTTGAATCTGCTGTTGACCAGCTTCATCTTCAGGATCAACTAGGAACCTTGTAGGGTCCATTCCCATGTTCTCAATTATATCTGCTGCCAGATTAAAAGAAGCCATAGGGTTGATGTAGGCTGCCGCAGTCGGGTCTTGTGCCATCATAGGCAACAATTCTGCAAGTTGATTAAGCTTCACACCCACATTCATATTAGAGTTTTCACCTAAGTTGGCCTGAATATCTAAATCCATATTTGACGGCATCAACTGCAACTCTTCAGATGTGATAGAAGCGTAACCCTTCCCATTTTTGTATCTAAGAGGGTTCTTAAGATTACTCTTCATCTCCCTTAAGATACCACGACAGAGGTCTTTAATCCCTGATTCTACAAATCGTCTAGCAACGTGTTCAATACGCACTTGTGCAGCGTTTTGAGCACCAGCCATCTTCTGTTCTGAGTTACCTGACACATATAATGTATCATTTAAGCCCATAGCAGTCTTTGTAAGACCAGTTGATTGTTCTTTTTGTAAACCTAAGAACTCTAGCATACCAGCGGTACCAGGAGAGATAGGTTCAGGTTGTAATTGCATTGTAGCTGCTGCAGGATTACCATTAGTAGCAATAATTTGCTTAGGCATCGGGTTCTGTAAGGCAGCGAAGTCTACTACATTAGGATCTGCTAAAGTTCTACCGTAGTTACCGAAGTAAACGTTCTCTACGAAGCCCCTCAGGATAGCAGTAGTCGCTTGTGTCTGACTACGTGCCATATCTAATAAAGATAGACCATAAAACTCATGAGGAATCTCAATAGGGTTAAGCATAGCTAGTGGAATGTAAGAAACATCATCCTCTTGTAGAATAACATCACCAGCTTTGATTACATGCTTAAGTTCTGCTATACCATCACCATCTCTATCTGTTCTAACCCAACATTCTACTACAGTTACCTCAATATTAGCTTCTTCTTCTTCAGTATCAGAATTAATATCCCAAGTTCTGATACCTGCGGCATCTTTTCTAGCAAAGTTCTCGATATTGAACTCTGACCAAGCCATTTCTTCACCTAAGTCAGCAATATCGCCCTTATAATCAGGCCACATCTTTCTAATATCAGAACGAGTCATATCGTTTATGATAGCTACAAACCTAGCATCAGTAATAGATGTAGCAGAGCGATCAATGATAAAAGACTCAGGTGGAATGTTCTTAATCTTAACACCAGACTTATCAATCTTACGTCTTAAGCGTACATCAGTGTAAGTAATTACACCTGTGCCTAATAAAGTAATTTCTTCATTAAGTTGTAGTGTACCTACAATCTCTAAGTCAGGGTCTGCTAATAATTGGTCAAGAGATACCTCATCAATAGAGTCATACTCTTCAACTTCATAATCAAAGTCTTCTTCCCAACCCCAAGTAATAACACTATTACCTAGTACTACTGCACTCTTCATCCATGTGGATAACTTACTCCAACCATCAGAATTAGAATTAAATAGACAGTAATTAACCACTGAAGAAGCTGTTTGAGCTCTCTTAGTAGCAGCAATAGAGTCATCATAGGGTACAAACATAGCTAACTTATTATTGTCAAGTAAAAGCTTAGTAATTAAAGCAGTATACCCCTCTGCAATCTCTGCTGAATCTGATGAAACAATCTTAGATACACCTTGTGGTGCTAAATCGCCCCTAGGCTCTAAACTCATCTCATAAATAGAATTCTCACGTCTCTTAGAGACATCTGAATTACCTGTGTAACCTCCATCGGAGTTCTTTATATATTTGTCAATCGAGTGGATCAACTGGTCGTCATCGACCTTCTCTATATCCTGCTTGCTCATTCGCTCTCTCGCTGATTAATTTAATTTCTACCAAATTGTTTGTGGTAATTTCTCGTAAGACTGTTGGTATTCTTTAGCATCTTTATTAGGATCTGTAGGGTACATCCAATCTGTAAGAAAGGACTTATCTACAAGAGGGTAATTATCAACATACCCTTGCCTACCTGTGATAGGGGTGTGCCAAGCATCTCCAAAACCACCCTTAGGGTACATCTTGTCTTGGGAATAATCATCACCAAAGCGCTCTCTACCTGTTTCATTATGTATAGCTAAATTTCTATCATTAGCCATACGATGCATCTCTTCTCTATATAACCTATCTTGATTAGCTTGGTCTCTACGCATCTCTGCTTCTAATTCCGCTGCCTCTCTATTAGGTTGATTAGCTTCATATAGTGCTTGCTTATCCTCATAACCCCTTCTTGTACCTGAAAGTTTCTCTGCTCTATCCCAAATAGTATTAAAGTTAGAAGTACCTCCCTTAATAAGGTAGTCCTTGCCCCCACTTTGATACTGCTCCTTAGGGATATAGAAACCAGAACCCGCTTGAACAACACCTTGTCTGGCAGCTTCTTGTAAATCAGCATCAGTAACAGTCGGATGCCCTTCGTACTTTATTCTTAATTTATCTAAGTACATCTGATATAAGGAGTTTTCTCCTAAATCTAATTTACCCGTAGTTACACTTAAATCCATAATATCTCCTTACAACCAATTAGTATCTTGAACATAAGACGATTGGTTCGTCTCACTCCAACTAAATCGGTTTAATGTTAATCTATCCCCATCAGTCCTAAAAGCCTCACAACAAATAGCTAAAGCCATAACGGTATCGTCATTCTTTCCTACTGCTGCTCCCATCTTAGTACCGCCTGATAGTGTCTCGTGTACTACATAATCCTTTAATTCATTAAGAATAACTAAAGAAGGAATATTAATGTCAAAGTCCTTAACCATATTCTGTAGATTAGAAATGATAGGTGCCTTAGTACTTACTGTAGTCTTAAAACCTAAAGTATTAATAATATCTAACTGTGCATTAGCTGTCTTCTTCTGTCTGTAAATATTAGGATAACTCATATAGTGTAACTGTTGTAAAGTAGCAATACCGATAGAGTTACTCTCACAAGAGAGAAGACAGTTGTTATACCATCTGCCTAAGTAGAATAATACCTGACCAAACCTACTAGGATCAATCCGATTATTTCTGTATAGAGCTACTACCTCTCTTTCAGAGGTCATTACTACTGCACAACTATAGTCGCCACCAACACCTTGAGCTACGTCAGCCCCAATAATATACTTAGTCTCCATATTAGGAGATTTCCATACACTAAGCGCTCCTTCTTTATCAAGGTCAAAGATAGCATTACTCTCTGAATACTCTCTAATACTTTCAGGATCTTCTGGTACATACTTACTTAATGCTTCCGCATCAAATACACCTCTACCACTCTGAATGAAACTCTCTTGAGCGGTAAAAGGATACTCCTGCTTAAATAACTGAGTAGAAGTCTCTGATATCTTAATTCTCCTCCAGAATAACTGATTGTTATCTAAAGAATATTTCTCTACTAATCTCTCTTCTTCAGTATCTCTCTCAAACCCCTCAGGGGCTTCCATACGATACTCATCCTGTAAAAACCAAGGAACAAATAACGGAATAAAATATCCTTCTTTCTTCTCAGCCTTAATCCATAAGTCATAATAAGCACCTTGAGCACCATTAGAAGTACTATTAATGATAATAATACTACCTTTAGTCAAAGAAATAGACTGGAATAAACCAGCTAATACTTTCTCACCACTCTGGAAAAACGCAGCTTCATCACAAAGA